ACGACAAATTAAAGATACCTGCTACAGGTGATTTTCCTGGCATAGATAATTTAGAAATTCAGGTAAACAAAACGACAGAAAGCATTTTGACAGAAAATTTAAATCCTTATGATGTTGTAGCAGATTGGACTCCATACGAAGGAGATCAACCTAGTCATCAAAACGGACCTGAGCATGAAATCTGTTTTGTTAATGAAATAACGACTCTTTCAGAAGCCGTTCAATATAGTGATTTAGCTTATGCAGGTATTCGATTAAATAGTTCAAAAGAGTGGACAAATTTCGCTCAACTTTCTGCTTATTTTAAAAAAGGAATCACGGTTAAAGATTTAGTG